CGCCCCTTGACGTCGTGCTTTCGAGCAATCCGGCGACGGAGTTTCACCACCGGGTCAACCCGCTTCGCCTTCACCGCCCGATAAGCCTCTTCAAGAGGATCTCCATCGGCATGGGCTTCCTCGACTAGAGCGGCATCCGAGGGAACAGCCGGGGCGGACCCTTCCTTGTTTTCCTTAACAAAGCTGAAGATATCCAGCTTCCGTCCGCCGTGGACCGGATCAAAGGGGGTATTCCCGGCGATCGCGTTCATCTTGTCCAAAACGTCAAACCGGAGGCCCATCGCTTTGCAGAGTTGTTTTTCGCTCATCAGATTCCTCTTTATGATCGTAGGGCCGCCGTCGCCGAATCGGCAAACGTCACCGTCGCAATGACATCAGATCGAACCGCCCCGAGCTTCTCGGCGACCGCCCCAGCCACACCGAGCGCCTCGGCCGCCTCGGCGACCTCCTTGGATACTCGGCCGGCCAAAATCGCCTCATGACACAATTCGGCGATGTCTCGTCCGTCCTTCGACCCGAGTTCCAGCGCCTCGGCCGAGGTCTTCCCAAGGTGATCCATTGACTCCTGAAGGGATAAAACAGACGCCTCGCCGCCGGAAAGGCCAGAACTTTCAACCACTTGCCGGAAGCGGAACTGAGTTCCGCTTTCCCATTCCTCGACCATGGCGACAAACGACGGCCCGGTGATCGGAACCCCCTCATGAACCATATCAAGCAGGTCGCCCGTGAGCTCCCCAGCCTCGGCGGTGTCGCCCGAGAATATCGCCGATGCAATCTTGCGAGAGGTGTCCACGGCCTCGGTGGTAAGCGCCGCCTCCGACACCCGTTTCACGTCAACCACTTCGACATCCGAAAACCGAACCCCGTCGTCCGAATCAGTCCACTCGGCCCAATACAACCTGGGGGAGTTGGAGACCATAACGTGGTAATCCCACGTCCCTATGACCTCAGCGCCCTCGCCGAACAAAGCCAGCCCCTCGGGCGACGCGACCGCTTCGGAAATTCGATCTTCGGCCGCCTGGTGACTCGTGCTCAGAATGGATTGAAGAAAATCGCCGTCGAGAAACGTTCTCATACAACGATATTAACAGTGGGGTTAGAAATCGGTCAATTCAGGGTGGCTAGGCAGCGGCCCGGCGGACGTCTTCGAGCAGCCCGGAGATCCGCCCAAGCCTCGTCACAAGAGCCGCGTCCCTCCCAATGGTCGTCATCATCTCGTCCTTGGAGATCGCCCGGGACCCATTCCAAACCGACTCCCCCACCTGCTGGGCCGCCGAAGACGCAGCGTCAACCTTGGCCTGGTCGATCTGCTCTGATGCCCTCGCCTTCATGATGTCGACGGCCAGATCCTCAGAAAAATCATAGACGTGCATCAAAACGTGCTTCAGACCCACGTCTTCCCGCATGGTCCGGGCCACGTCCGACCGGGCCGACAAAACCTCCATGCGAGCGAGCTCAAGAATCTGGCTCGGCACGTTCATTCTCACTCGCCATGTCTCGCGATCCACCGGCCGACCGCCCCGAGTCACGGCAAGGTGGACATTACAAACCCGCTCCCACCCGGTGCAGAACTCTCTCTGCACCCGCATGTTGGCCCGAGCAAAATCAATCGACGTAGAAGAGAGCATGTTCCGACTATCTGGGGTGTCTTCCCACCCGAACCGACTTGGCGGAATGTTCACCCCGGTCGCCCACTTGTTGCGGAAGTGCCGGAGGCTCTCAACCTCTGAATAATCTGGAGATTGTAGGAGTTCGATATCAGTTGACTTTCGACCATCCTTAGATGGGATGAAGAAATCCTCATCCCCGGAGAGGACGTCACGTTTCATGTCCAGCATCCCTTGGTCGTTCGTGAGCTTCCGCCGGCGAATGCTGTTTTTGACCGTCTCAACCTCGGCCCGACCCCGCCTCATGTCCATCGACCCAATGTCCACATAAAACGCGAACTGCTGGTGCGCCCGCTCAAACTTGTAGATCAGTTGTGCATCTTCGAGCATGGCGAGCCGCTTCCACGCCGGCCGGCCGCCCTCCAACGCGGAGTACCCATAGATTGCATTGAAGTATTTCAACCTCAACCGCCAATGAGAAATCTCCCACGGGTCGAAGGCGACCACGTTGTTGTAAGCCCGGTTCGGCCGATTCTTCAGGTCGTAGTACGACGTGGAGTTCACCCCTTGGATTCCATTGGGGTCCTGAACAAACCCGACCAGGCCATCCCGAGGCGTCTCAATCCGCCGCATGGACGGCGGCGGCATGAAGTTGATCCCGATCACGCCCTGCTTCGGATCTCGGACTAGAATTTCTCCGAAAAGATTCCCGTACTTACATAGTTCTCGAACAAGAGGCCATGAGTTGTCGTCGGCCTGGCATCGCCGAAGAACCCCGTTGAGCTCGTTTTCGAGCTGCCGATCTTGCGAGTAGGCCCAAATCGCCTTGCCGTTGTCTGGGTTGGCCGTCGTCGCGTCGTCGGCGTAGATGTTCAAGCTGAACCAACCCTCGGGAAATTCGTCCATCTCCTCGTAATCCGCAAACCGCCTCAGCAAATCCTGATCAATGAAGAGGTAATCGAGCAGAGCGTGTCGGCCCCAGGGTGTAACGGTCCCCCCGTACCAGTATTTTCGGCCGATGTACGGGATATTGAGGCCCTTTTGAAAGTCGGTACCCATGGCCTTGTCTTGGCGGGCAAAAAGCGTACTTACCGCCTTGGTTACCTTGGACGAGATACCCTCAATAAGACCTGCCATTCTTAAATTCTACCGTTCCTCATAAAAGGAAGTCTACCAGCACCGACATTGACTTGCAATCTTCGCGCCCCGCCGTTGGAAATTTCCGGGGCGTTGACCCGCTCCCCCATTATCGGAGCGGAGATCTGCTCGGGCGGCCGCATCGTCAGCCGCCACACCACACCCGCAAGGGCATCGGAAACGTCCTTGCGGCCCAACTTACCATTTTGGTCTCGGTCCGGGTGGTCGATCTTCACCGTCAAACCAGTCTTACGACGAATCACCACCCGTTGGAGACCCTGGAGTTCCTCAAGAACACACTGACACGGTGTCCCAAGCCTAACCCGACCCTCGTACAAAGCCATCTTCAACGTGTCGTATTGAGTTGTCGTCCGATCAATCGAAACTATTCCGCTCTCTATCCCCCGCTCCTTGAACTGCTGCCTTGAGTCTACCGATTGGAATGAATCATACCCTACAAAATCGAACTGAAACCCGTGGCTCATAAACTGGTATATGATCCCTCTCATGTCTCCAAAGTTGATCTCGTCGCCCGGGGGTGGGAGAACTCTGAGAATCAAGTCGGTTTCTATCGACGGAGCGAACTCAAAGTATTCCTTGCCAGAATGGTCGCGCCGAGAAACGTGAACCCACTCTGCAACGTGGGCGATTGCTACCCCAGCCGCGTCGCCGGTTTGCCCCAAATCGATATGGGCAGAACGAATCGCCTGGGGATGGCGAAGAGGGAACCATCGGATCTCCGTGCCCCCGAATTTCAAGTCAACGTTCACGGCCCGAGAAATCTTGGACCAGTGGATATCCAACCCCTGGTCTGCAACGATCTCGTCGGCGTCCATCGGTTGAGGAAGATCCTTCTGCTCAGCCGCGTAGATCATCCCTGTTCTATTGATATACGGAGAAATTGATGCTGTCTCAATCCCTGCAATATCCCGAATCGCCCCCTCAAGATTTCGCTCGAAATCCTTGTGGAAGTTCATGGGGACTTCAATGACCTTCAACCCTTCGTCAATGTACCGTTCTACTTCATCATCTGTTGGGTCAAGAATGGATAAAAACCTGATATTCCCAACAGCAACCCTAAACATTTCGTCTGAGAAATCTTCGGATGGCTTAACGTCCCAACCCGAATTATGAACAAAAACACCGGCCCCAATAGCGAAATTATTCAACCCTTCAACTGTAAGATCATAAACATCGATAACTCCACCACTTCTTACACAAACGACTTTGTGGTTCTTATTTGTTTTATGACCAGCATCTCTGGCACGACGATACAAAGGCATCAGAGAATCACCATGTACCAATTCGTCTGCTCTTTTGTACTCCCCAGACTTCATCATAAAAGGATGGTTTGGTGTAGCTCGAACAATTTCACCATTGTCTAATACAACCTTCAAAACGATGTCTTTTCTAACAGTGATCCTGGGATGCGTCGCCAAACCAGGAACAATACAACCCATCTTTAAATCAAACGAGTACACCTCGAACGAATCATCAGACCCTCGATATCGCTCCTCCAGTTCCGCAATGGTAGGCATCGTACCGTCCAAAAGAGGGATAACAGTTTCTCCGCTTAGACAATATTCTCTAATGAAAACAGTTGGGTCTCCAGATTCTTTGGCTTCCTTTATCCGCTGCTCGATATAGGCGACCGGCCGCTCCTTCGAAGAAATCAGGCAAAGAACACCTGGAAGGCGTCCGACCTTCTGAAACCTGGATTGCATACGCCGTTCAATATTCGTCGCAATCGAC